TTACTCTGAAACGGTCGGCTCGATGACGGATCGCGTGTTTGCGGAGCCGATCCAGTTGGGCGATGACGTGCCGGCCGAACTGCAGAAGTTTGCGTCAGACATTGATCGTCAGCGCAATGACCTGAATGCCTGGGGAGTGAACTGGTTCCGGGCCGGCCTTTCCCATGGCCTGTGCCACGCGCTGGTTGAGTACCCCAAGGCCAAAGGTGTTCGCACCAAGGCCGAGGAGGAAGCCGCCGGCCTTCGCCCTTACGTCGTCATGGTTCACCCGATGCAGATCCTCGGCTGGCGTGATGACGGAACCAAGCTGACTCAGGTTCGCTATATCGAGTCCGTGAGCGAGTCTGATGGGGACTTCGGCTCCGTCACTGTCGCGCAGGTTCGAGTGCTTGAGCCTGGGATCTGGAAGATCTATCGCCGCAGCAAGGACGGCATTGTTCTCCATGATGAGGGGGTGACAAGCCTTGGCGTCATCCCGCTGGTTACGTTCTACTCCAAGCGCGCAGGGCTGATGCGGGGCAAACCCCTACTGATGGAACTGGCCCACCTCAATACCAAGCATTGGCAGAGCCAAAGCGATCAGGACAACATTTTGCACGTTGCCCGCGTGCCGATGCTGGCAGTGATTGGGCCGACCCCGACCTACGATCCGAATGGCGCCGCCCTGCCATTCAAACTCGTCGTGGGTACCGGGGCTGCGACCGTGCTGCCTCCGAACTCCGACATGAAGTTCGTCGAGCACACCGGCGCCGCCATCAATGCGGGCCGACAATCCCTACAGGACTTGATCGACGAGATGCGCATGGCCGGCGCCAAGCTGCTGCGCAAAGATCAGGCTGGCACCAAGACAGCCACACAGGCCCAAGAGGACGCCAGCCAAGAGACAAGCCCGCTGATGCGGATGGCGCATCACTTCGCTGACTGCATCGCCCAGGTTCTCCAGCTGATGGCTGACTATCGAGGTCTGCCGGAAGGTGGCCACGTCGAGATCAAAGGCAACTTTGATGTCGATTACGCGCCAGAGACCAGCATTCCGGGCTTGATCACCATGACCAATGCCAGCTTGTTGAGCAAGGAGACGCTGTTCTCCGAGATGCAGCGCCGCGGCGTTATCAGCGACGAACTGGATTGGGAGCAAGAGAAAGATCGGCTGGAAGAGCAGGGGCCAGCACTGGGGGCTATGTAAATGGCAACGGTTAACGAGCAACTTCAGTCGGCATCGATCGGTCACGCCGTGGACCTGCAGCACCTCAGTAACGCCGAGGTGCGCAAGATCATGGCGCTGCTCAATCGGGTCGACGAGGATCTGCGTGACAGGCTCCTGGCCGCCGTCGGGCGCATGGGGACTGAGCGCTTCACCGTCAAGCACATGAACACCGTCTTGGCATCGGTTCGCGAGCTGAACAAGCAGGTCTATGCGCTGGCTGGTGAGGCGCTGAAGGAATCGGTCGACGAGCTGGCCGAGTACGAGATTGGCTACCAGCAGACTCTATTCACAGCCACATTGCCGGCCCAGGTGCTGACGGTTGTCCCGCTCGCAAGGGTCGATCTGGCTCAGGTTCGCCAAATCGCATCAAGCCGACCATTCCAAGGCAAGCTGCTTGGTGAGTGGATGCAAGAGATGGAGGTGGGTCGGGCCGCTCGCATCCGTGATGCGATTCGTATTGGAATGGTTGAAGGGCTGACAACTGATCAGATCATTCGCCGCATCATGGGTATCAGGTCGGAAGGCTATGCTGACGGTCTTCTCAATCGCAGCAGGAACGACATTGAGGCGATGGTGCGTACCGCCATCAGTCACACGGCCCAGGGAGCGCGCGATGCGTTCTATCAGTCCAACAGCGACCTGATATCCGAGGTCGTGTGGCTAAGCACCCTTGATGGACGAACCTCTGCACCTTGTCGCCTGAGAGACGGACTGCACTACACGGTAGGCACGCATCAGCCTATCGGTCACAAAGTGCCATGGTTGAGCGGCCCCGGCCGACTGCACTGGCGCTGCCGAAGTAGCTCGACGCCCATCGTCAAAGCTTGGGAAGAGCTGGGGCTGTCGAAGGCCGATATCCCCGAAGGAACCCGAGCCAGCATGGACGGCCAGATCCCCGAGTCGACGTCATACGGGGACTGGATCAAAGGCCAAAGTGCAGCGCGCCAGGATCAGGTGCTGGGTCCGTCTCGCGGAAGGCTGATGCGCGAAGGTGGGCTGACGCTCGACAAGTTCTACAATGATCAAGGCCGCACACTGACGCTCGAACAATTACGCGAGCGGGATGCTGCGTCTTTCGCCAAAGCCGGGCTATGATGGCTATATGACTGATAAGCCGAAGCTCCACGTAATCCAAGGAACGCCCGCTCCGGATACTCCGGTCGAGCAGGCGCGTGAGCGTATCCGCAAGATGCCAAAGCCTGCGACCATGATCCAGTGTCATCGGTGCGGTAGTCGGGAGGTCATGGTCACCAAGATCGGGATGGTCCTGAAGAACGGCAAAGCCACTGGCGGAACGCCGCAAATCCTTTGTGCAAGCTGTCATAGAGGTGGGGAGCGTGTAGTGCTCTGCTGAACAAATTGAATCCCTGAAACCCGCCGAGTGCGGGTTTTTTATTACCCAAAATTCAAGCCCTGGCACTCGCTGGGGCTTTTTTATGCCCGCTGTTCGGATGGACGGGGCGCACTGAGTCGGATGGCTCGCAGGAGACAAGACCTTGAAACTGAAAACCGTAGAAGTCGATGGCAAGCAATACGCTGAGATCCTGGACGGCAAGCCTGTGTACGTGGAGGACGACGGTAAAGAGGTCGCCTTCGACGCAGCTGGCACCCGCGCCACTATCACCCGACTGAACTCTGAAGCCAAAGACAACCGTCTGCGGGCCGAGACTGCTGAAAAGACCGTGAAGGCCTTCGAAGGCATCGACGACCCAGCAGCGGCCAAAAAGGCTCTGGGTATAGTCGCAAACCTCGATGCCAAAACACTGGTGGATGCCGGTGAAATCGAGAAGGTGAAGACCGAGATCAGCAAGGCCTTCCAGACTCAACTGGACGAAGCCAACGGCAAAGCGCAGACCTTCGAGCAGCAGCTGTATGCCGAGAAAATCGGCGGCAACTTCTCTCGCTCGAAGTACATCGCCGACAAGCTGGCTGTTCCGGCCGACATGGTTCAAGCCACTTTCGGGCAGAACCTGAAGATCGAAGACGGCAAGGTCGTCGCCTATGACGCCCAAAACCAGAAGATCTTCAGCCGTGCTCGCCCGGGTGAACTGGCCGACTTCGACGAAGCGATTGAAACCCTTGTCTCGCAGTACCCGCACCGCGACCACATCCTGAAGGGCTCCGGCGCCAATGGCGGCGGCGCTCCGAACGGCAATGGTGGCAACCCGAACGCACCCAAGGGCAACTTTGGCGGCACCAAGGCCGAGCGCCTGGCCGCCATCAACGCCGAAATCCAGAACGCATAAGGAATTAGCCAATGGCTCTGTCCGACATGAAGGTATTCAACGAATACCTCAAGAAAACCACCATCGAAACGCTGGGTCAGCAGATCGATAAGTTCAACGCTGCCTCTGCCGGAGCCATTCGCCTGACCGCCCAAGGCATCGACGGCGACTTCTTGCAGGAGTCCCTGTGGGCTGGCCTGCACTCGGCTCAGCGCCGGGTTGACCGCTACGCTGCAAACGATGCTCAGGCCGCCACTGTCCTGGCTCAGCTGCAAGCCAACTCCGTCAAGATTGCGGGCGGCTTCGGTCCAATCCTGTGGGAGCCTGCGCAGCTCACCTGGATCGCCAAGAATCCGGCCGAGGCGCTGGAAGTGATCAGCCGCAACCTGTCCGAGGCGATCATTGCCGACCAGCTGAACACCGCCGTTGCCGCGCTTGTCGCTGCAATCGGTAACGTTCCAGCTGCAACCAACGATGTTTCGGCTACCGCCGGCATCACTTACTCGGCGATCAACGGCGCGCACGCCAAGTTCGGCGACTCCAGCGGCTTGCTGGTGGCCCAGGTCATGACTGGCGAAGTGTTCCACCGCCTGATCGGCCAGAACCTAGCGAACGCGACCCAGCTCTTCACTTCGACCTCGGTCAACATCGTGTCGATCCTCGGTCGCCCGATTGTCGTGACTGATTCGCCGGCCCTGTACGCAGCCGGCACGCCTAACCTGCAAAAGGTTCTGTCCCTGGCTGACAGTGCCGCCATCGTCCACGACGGCAGTGATTTGATCACCAACGTCGAGACCAGCAACGGCAAGCAGCGCATCGACACCACCTTCCAGGCGGATTACAGCTTCGGTCTCGGCCTGAAGGGGTTCG